ATTTGACCATGACTTCTCCACCATTGCGCTGATCACCGGCACCGGATGTGTTGCCTTCGATGGTCACAATTTGTTTTTCCGATGCCCGGATCACCAAGCCAATGTGATTGATTGTGGTTTTGTCATCAACGATAAAATCAAAGAAAACAAAGTCACCAATCTTTGGCGTGGTGTGCCATTGCTTGGCTTTCTGAAATGCCTCAGCTCCAGATCGTGTGCTGACAACATTTGGCACTTTGACCCCAGCTTGATGGGCGCACCAATTAAGAAACGAGCCACACCATGGCAGCTTGTCGGCCTTCATAAATTTGCCGTACTTTGTTTCGTTGTTGCCAGTTTCAGCTGTGCCGACTTCAGCCAGCGCAACCTGAATCAAGCGAGGCAATGTGCCTTGTGGAAAACTAGACATCAAGACTTTCCAAATAAGCTTGAAAATCTGAATTGGCTGGATCGGTTGGAATCCATGAAACCACGCCATTTTCATCGGTGCGCTTCACGACTTCGCCTAATTCGTCAACGATTAGTTCGTATGTGTATGTCATTTCTGTTTTCATTTTATAGCTCCGCGCTCGCTGTATAGTGGAAATCAACCATGTTTGAAAGTGCAATGCCTGTGAAAATGTTAAATCCATCAATGCCGATGTCTGCGATAGAAGCCGGTGTGTAGTTTGTATTGTTACTAATTTGGCGAACACGATTGGCCGTGCCTCCATTGCTCGAATAAACAGTCACAGATGGAGCCACACGCTTAGTGACTTTCCAGCGTGTACCCATGCAATAGTTTGAATCAGAATAAGCCGAAACTTTGTTGGTTGATTCTGTTGCAGCCGTTGCAAATGTTTGCTCATAATAGCGTTGGCATGCGGCCAATTCTAAAGCTTGAGTCGAACAATTTGGTGAGTAGGCACTAGCACTTGCCGCAATCTCAAATTGAACTCCGGTTATTTCAAAGTAATCAGCTGCACCAGCTGTGCCGGTTGGCGTGAAATCAAATCTTAAACCAATTTGGGTTGCTGTGCTGGCTACTGTTCCGGTGTAGCTAAATCGCTGCCATGTTGTTGTCAAAGTGGCATTTTGCTGCACAACATAAGTCGTGTTGGTATAACCACTTGAAAGAGTTTGATCTGTTCCGGTACCGGACAAAACATTTACGACCATCACGCTGGATGTTGCGGAATAGTTTGCACCTTTTCTTGCATAAAATGAAAATGTCACAGTTTTTCCAGCGTAAATTGTCGAATTCACAGATTCAAAATCTTGGAAAGCATAAAGGACATTGGTTGTGTCTGTGCTGCCGGAATTTCTTGCAACGCGCAATGCGTATTGAATAAACGGCAAATTTGTCGTGTCACCTGTTGCTTGTCGTGAGTATGTGCTATTTGCGCCCAAGTAATACATTTTCCAGCGATCCGCACAATAGCCGGTTGTGTTGCCAACAAAAGAAGTTCCACGCTGCCAAATTGACATGTTTGAATTCAATGTGCCATTTTTTCCAGCAACATTTGTTGAGCCGGCTGATGGTGTTGCCCATGCCAATCCTGTTGCAGCTGTTGAATCAGCTGTCAAAACTTGGCCATTTGTACCGACCGCCAAGCGTGCCGGTGTATCGGCTGCCGATGCAGCTATCAAATCGCCTTTGGCATCAACAATTGTTGGTGCAATGACGGCAGCTGAATCCAATGCCAAAGTGACCGATCCAGATGTGCCGCCACCTGTTAAACCTGTGCCAGCATTTACAGCTGTGATGTCACCAACATCATTTGTGATCCACACAAAATCCATGTCGGTGTTTGAATTCTTTGCAAGAATTTGACCGGATGTGCCGCCTTTGAGATCGGCCAACGATGTATCAACCGCCTGACCAAATACTTCAAAATCAGCTGGCAAATCCGTGACCAAATCGGTCGGTGTCGGCATTTGCCATCCAAAATTCGATGTTGGATTTGCCATTTTTTCTCCTTACGCTACGACTAAGGCATCAGCCCATGTGAGGCTGCCGCTGATTGTGTTCCATCTTTCTGCAATTGCGACATCTTGCCATTGCATGGCTTGCAACGAAAATGCCAATGGGGAAAGAATAGCCGTGACCGATACGCTGTTGTAAGCGGCACGCCATGTCCAGCCTTCAACAAAACCAAGGTATGTGCCAGCTGCCATGTTGAGTGGCAAATCGTTGATACGCAATGGCAATCCCATGAAAATGTTGATAAGCGCATCGCGATCAGAATCATCAATTTCCGTGTTTGTCAGCTCAAAAGTGATTTGGCGAAAATTAGCTTGTGGGTATGACCTCAAGCCCAAATAAAATGCAGCTTGATCCTCGGCATCGGTTTGATTTTCAATGGTTGTCGTGATGATTTGAGCCAATGGCCCGTACGCCAAAACCGATGCAGCATCGGTGTCTGTCACTTCTAATGTTGAATTTTCTTTGTATTTTAATGTGATTTGGTTGCGGATGTCACCGGATCGGGTTTGAATTGACATTGAGTCGGCAATGGCCTGAGCGGCTGAGAGATCGGTGTATCCATTTGTAGCCAGGTAGATTGATCGGTGCAAAGCTGCGGCATAGGAAATTTGGCCTTGTGCGTTTTCGTAAATGTAGCCAAGTCCTGATGTGGCTAAAGCTGACACCAATGAATAAACATCGGTAATTGATGCATTGCGCTTGGCCAATTCGTATTCGCCCGGACGATCAATTTCGCCCAATCCTAAGTTTTCGGCATTGGCCCATGTGGTTGTCGGTGTGTAGGTATTCCATTGCAATGCGGCTGGCACTTCGTTCCATGTGTTGAGCAATAGATCAGACAAAATGCTGTAAATCTGATCGCCATCATGATCCTTGACCAAAACGCCATCGGTTAGTGATTTTGGCAATCTGGCCAAAGCTCCTAAACCTAGAATTGACACCGATTGATTGATGCCAACGACACCGGATGCAGCGATACCAATGTCAAATTCCACGACAGTACCGCCAAAGATTGGCACAAAAGTATTGGTCGAATCTTGCAATTCAACAGAAATCGCATCGTTAATTTCGATGTCGATGATTGATTGATCCAAATTGATCAGCTGGAGATTGACATACCCGGCATTGGCTTGCTCATAAATGTTTGTGCGGCCTGATGTAATGGTCAGATTGGCCAAAACATAATTGGTGTACTCAATACCACCTACGCGAACACGCCAAATTGGGTTGAAAAGGCTCATGCAAATTGCAATCCACTAGCACCATTTGTGCCGCGATAAAATGAATTGTTAAACGCATCCACGGCAGCACGCTTGAAACCTTCCTCATCGATGACCGATGCGGCATTGACATTGATGACGATTCTTTCAGCTGTTGAAAGGCCACCGGTGGCGGCTGCTCTCGCTGCGGCAGCGGCCTCGCGTGCAGCTCTCAATCGCTCGGTTTCTGCCTTTAATTCCTCACGCCTTAAAATTGCAGCTTGCATGGCTGGTGAATACTCTGAAAGTGGTGCGCCTGTAAATGTCGGTGAGCCAGCCGTTGGAGCAAATACGCCTCCACCGCCATTGAAGCCACCATTTACGCGGCCACCTGAGCCATCCTCCCCACCGAACACCAAGCCTTCACTCATGCCACCTGCTGTAAGACTTGCACCAGTTATGCCACCAAAAAAGCGTGTGACCGGATTATCCTTGATGAAATTGACAAACTCTTTTAGTTTATTGACTGTGTTAGTAATCAAAGTAACGAGCTTTCCAAAACCCGTCACAAGTACACCCACAACTGTGCCGATGCCTTCTAAAGCTGTTTTGAAAGTACCGCCCAAAAGTGGTGCCAAATACTTTTTAATGAAATCCCACACCTTGGCCAAGGCATCATAAAATGGCTGCAATTCAGCTTCATTGTCTGTGATGGCTTTTTTGATTTTATCAAATGCAGATTTCAAGCCTTCAAGGATTGGCCCCACAACCGAGCCGATTGCCGGTATTACTTCCTTGTAAAGAAAAGTCCACCATGATGTCAAAATCGGCAAAAGGTCATCGCGTACGACTTTGACAATCTGGCCAAATGCTGGCCCCAAAGTCTTACCCAAATTGTTCGCAAAATCCGAAAGTGCTGGAATTCCTTTGTTCACGATGTTGCTCACCAATGGTGTGATGGCATCTAATACATACGATCCGACAGTTTCTTTTGCTTCATCAAATGCCACATTGAGCCGTGCCATTTTTCCTGCAAATGTCTCAGCTTGCTGCGATGCTTGACCTTCAAAAGTCTTTGAAAGCGCGGCAGCGGCCGCATCAAAATTCTTTGATTTGATGATTGAATCATCGATGCCCACACCCAGTTTTCTGAGTGCTCCTAAATTGCCATCATAAGCCTTGCCCAAAGCTTCTGAAACAGCTTGCAAATCTTTACCGGTACCAGCTGCAATGTCCAAAGCCAATGATTGCAATTCCTGTGCTTTGGTCGCATCTTTTGTACTTCTGATCAACCGATCAAGCGATGGCCTCAATTTGTCATCCGTGATGCCGTTAGCCAAGGCTGTTTGTGTTATGTAATCCTCAACAGCTTTGATCTGGTTATTTGTAGCACCCGTGACATTTTTAAGAGTCGTTGCCAATTTGGCTTGAGCAGCTTCATCCTCAATGGCAGCCTTAACGCCATCAACCAGCAATTTGCCAGCATAAGCTGCGGCAGCTGCTCCAGCTACGGCAAAAGCTGCACCGGCTTTCTTAGCAAATCCACCGAGTTTTGTGCCAAAGCCTTCGACCTCATTTGATCCGCTGCTGAGATTCTTTTTGAGGTTGTCAATGTCAGCCAGAATTGAAAGCTTCAGCGTTCTTGATTGACCGGCCATCACCACTCCTTCAAAATCTTAGTAAATGCAGCTTCCCATTGAGCGAT